AATCGTTGCGTGAATATCAAGTAATCCTGTCAAGTGGCGAGCAGATATACATCCTCGCCGCCAATTCCATGGACGCAGCGTATTCAGCGTTGGAGTTGTCCGAAGACAGAAACTGTAAACTTCTCAATGTTAGTTTGATAGATGAATGGTAAGCGTAAAAAGTATTTTCCAAACAATTGGAAACGATTCAAAGATGCACCAGATGAATTATATGAGCCACATCTTTACATCGAAGTAATGGATTGGAAAATTGCTGGTTGGGAATTACCACCAGATGTCTGTTGCATCATTCGGGCCACACATCTCAAGACCAAAAAAGTCAAAGAGTTCGTCTACAAACGACAAGCGGCAGCAGACCGCAAGTTAGTCGAGTTCTGTAAATCAAAAACACACGACCTTTGTATCACCACACACGATGCTCAACATTACATCGGACCAATGCCAGAAGATTATGACGAGGGGGACCTTTAACTTTCTTTGCGACACATTAAGAGAGGAAATTTTGATGCATCCAAATAAAGATGAACTGTTACAACTGATACAATCACAAATAATGGATGATGTTTAGCTAGGCTTTTGTAACAACAACTACCATTTTCTTTGTAACACCCCGTCACTGTTACATGTACTCATGGAGCATTACTTGAAAAGACTTTCGTTCTCCATGAATGATGAATGCGCGACTTTACTCAAAAGTGTATGTGCACTTAAGGGAATAAACATGGGCGAACATATCTACGAATGTGTTCGTGCTGATTTTGTTAAAAGAGCTTTTGAGGATCAACAAGTACAGCAACTTGTGTTGGCAGGTACATACCAACCTGGAACTAAGGCATATCATCTCAAGAAATCAATTCAGGACTCACTTAATTGAATATCGTCTCATTCAAGGATTTCTACTTCGGCATCGATAAGGAATCCTTTACTGATGTGTCTATCCACTTGTGGAGATTTCGTGTAGAATTTGGAGGCCCGCGACCTTCAGCCCATGGACCCAGCACGGGGTCTAGTCACAGACGACGACGCTTTAATCGTCTTCAAAGCGATTGAACTTGTCAGAGACTTAGCGAGTGACGGCAACATGCCGTTGCAAGCACTCCAATGCTTTCTATATGTCTGCTCTCATGACAAATGTCATAAGTCACGTATGGAACAAGACATGGGATTAAGTACAGCATCAGGTAGCCGGAACACTGACTACTTATGTGCTCAAAACAGATTCAAGGTCGCTGGTCTCAACCTAATCACAAAGGAGGTAGACCCACTCAACAAACGTAGAACAATTCTACGACTGACGCCGCTTGGTGTTCGCATTAAAAACGAATTACTAAATGAATTAAATGGAATTCACAATCGTCCCCAAAATACTGGATCCTGAAATCAACCATGTACTTCCTATGTCGGAGTACAAAAAGATTAAGCCTGATAAAATTAAAACTTTTTCAGAAGGCTTTTTCCACACACTGCAAACACTACCAACTTGGAGAGCATCTGAAACTCCAAGATCACAAGGTGGTGGCAATCAAAACAACATACGCTATTTAAATCAATTTTACTCTGTGTGGGGTGACCCACCACTTGAAGCAATTGACCACGATTTAGTGCATGAAGTTGTTGCAGAGTTACAGGAGGGTACAAACAACAAAAACAGCACATATAACCGTGGTATTTCCATGGTTAAAAAGGTAATGCACCAATGTGCTCGTAGTAGGTATATCAAGTATGTACCTGTCATCGATAAACTCGATGAAGATGAACTTCGCGCACCTTCTTATTACAGAAAAGAGCAAGTAACCCGACTTATACAACTTGCACGAGAACGTGAGGATGATGCAATGGCTCAAGCTATTGAGATGTCAGCCTTCACAGGATTAAGGCAAGCTGAGTTAAGACGATTACGTGTTGGTGATGTCGATTTTCATCAGAAAGTTCTAAAGGTCGGTGGTACAGAAGCTACAAGAACCAAAGGACGAAACTACAGGGAGATTCCAATTGCATCAAATTTGATGCCAATACTTGAATACCGTGCAGCTTCGAGCCGTCCATTTAATGGTTACATTTTTGATGAGTTTCGTAACCAGTGGCATTTACATCGCCGCTGGAAAAGAGTTTGGAAACTCCTTAAATCGGAAGATTTAACTATTCAAAAATCACACCAATGGCGCAGCCTACGTAATTCCTTTGTTACTTGGGCACTAGATCAAGGAACGCCGATCATGACAGTTAAGAAGTGGGCTGGTCACAGCTCGGTCACTGTCACGGAAGGTTACAAAGCGAAGAATGACGATCATGATCATTCAGAAATGGAGCGAATGGCGTGCGTCGCGTAAGCCATAAAACAAGCTCTACCTTGCTTGTCAACGCTTCATAGACACCCCCGGAGTAAGCTGAGAACCCAGTGGGGGCGTGGCGGAATCGGTAGACGCACGCGACTTAAAAAGGCGTGTTTCTACTGATCCACACGCGGACTAATCAAGGACACATCGAACAAACCCACTGCACTGCAAGCCTGTCCACTTGTGGATTGGGCGAAAACACGAATCTAGTGCGTCTAGCCGTTCATTATTACGAGTTATTACATGCTTCATACGGGCCTATTAGCTGAACAAATCGCGCTGGAAAGGGACCAATTAAGGGGTGGCAGAGAAAAACTCAGGAACAACACAGCAAAGCTTGAGGACAAATCGTATGCATCTGCCTCTGAGTACGGCATCAGCTCCATAGACATCCTGCTTCCTTTAGTCATTGCGGTGATGAAGGACACCAACAACAGGATTCATGAAGGCAAAACCGGTGTGTCCTTCGCTGAGATCAAGCACTTCCTTGTTGATCTTGAGTTTGAGGTGGCGGCAGCCATCGCCTGCAAAGTCACGATTGACATGGTTTTCTCAAGCAAACCACGGGCAAACCTTGTCCAGAACGTCACAGACGCCTTAGGGACTGCTGTTGAGAACGAGTGCATGCTGAGCCACTACGAACGGAACGTGCCAGGACTGCTGCACACGCTGAAAAAGAACTACTGGCACAAAGCATGCGGTACAGAACAGAAGGTAAAGGTCATCAGGACACTGATGAACCGTTACGACGTTGACCACTGGAAGGCGTGGGGAATCAAAAACAGGATCAAGCTCGGTACATGGATGCTGGATTCGGTCTGTAAAGCAAGCCAGTGGTTTGAGAAAGAGCTGAGACGAACAGGACGTAAGACCGAGACATTCATTGTCCCTACACCTGATTTCCTAATGATCAGGGACTCGGTGATGTATCAGGCAGAGCTGTTCAGCCCCCTTGCTTGGCCGATGCTCATCCCACCGAATGATTGGACGGAGAAAGGAGGGGGTGGCTATGTGTTCAACGAAATCATGGACAACTATCCATTCGTTCGACGGGGCGATCCCACCCTTATACAGGGAAAAAAAATCCTGGCATTTGTCAATCAAATCCAGGGGGTCGCCTACACACTGAATCCATTCATCGTTGATGTCGCAAGGACATTAGAAGAGCGCGGACATGTGGTAGGTAAATTTGTCCCTATTGTCGATTTACCACTGCCAAACAAACCTTTAGACATCGATACGAACAAAGATTCGGAGATGGAATACAGGAGAGCAACAGCAGAGGTAATGAACCAAAACGCGCAGCAGTTCAGGCGTTCATGTCGTACAAGAATGACAATGAATGCTGTTGATGTCTTTGAAGACAAAGAAGAATTCTATATCCCGTGGTCATGCGATTACCGTGGACGTGTGTATCCTATCCCTAACCTACTAACTCCACAGGACACAGACTTTGGAAAAAGTTTGTTGCTCTTCAAGCAGAAAGCATTCATGACACCTGCTGCAGAAGGTTGGCTTAGATTTCAGGTAGCAACTACCAAGGGACTAGATAAGTCAACAATGGAAGATCGTATCAATGATACTCTTCACAATCATGAGGTAATTACAAGAATTGCCACTGACCCTATTGGAAACATTGGAGACTGGGAAAGTGTTGACGAGCCATGGCAATATCTAGCCGCTTGTCATCACTACTACCATACTTGCATCTTATGTGACTGGAACTATACAAACCTACCTGTTGCTGTAGACGCTACATGTAGTGGTCTTCAAATACTTGCAGGACTAGCTAGAGATGCATCAACTGCACGTTTAGTAAATGTACTTCCAAGTGACACACCACAAGATGCATATAAGGTCATTGCTGAAGTAGCAAAACCCAATGTTCCAGAATCTATCCGTCCACATATGGATAGAAAAACTACAAAAAGGACGGTTATGACCGTGCCTTACAACGCCAAACCCTTTTCAAACAGATCGTACATACGAGAAGCATTGAAAGAGAAAGGTGTAGAAATAAGCAAAGAAGAACTGACTGAAACTGTAAATGCTGTACGCGCAGCAATGAATGAAGTAGTTCCAGGTCCGATGAGGGTAATGAAATGGATCGAAAGTGAAGTAGGTAAAGCAATAGATAGAGGTGCAAGAGAACTTAGATGGACGACACCATCAGGTTTCAAAGTCAGACAAAAGCTGATGAAGAAACAACTAGAAACAGTTGAACTACAGCTATTAGGTAGATGCAAGATAAAAATTGCAACTCAAGATGGAGACAAAGTAGATAAGTCACACCATAAAAATGCAACTGCACCAAACCTAATTCATTCACTCGATGCAAGCCTACTCGCGCTATCTGCAACACGCTTCAACGCTCCGCTGGCCGTCATACACGACTCGGTTTTATGTCGTGCTACTGACATGGACACTCTTTCAGCCCTTGTTCGTGAGACATACATGCACTTATTTGCGGAACACGACTACTTAACGTCGTGGGCTGAACAAATAGGAGCCACAACTGAACCACCGATTATTGACACACTTAAACCTGAGTCAGTAATTGAATCCACTTATTTTTTCTGTTAATGACCCGAAACACATTTGTAACACCAGAACCTGTAATGCTTGATGGTTATCAAGCTGTAATGCAACCGTCTAAGTTTGGATATTCTCTAGCAGCTGTTGTCGATGAAGACATGGTTGACAAACTTGAAGAGGATCGTGTCGAATCTCTTAAGTGGGCACAATCTAAACTAAAGAATCCTAAGCGTTCTAGCGTAAAGCCTGAACCATGGGAGGAACTTGAGCCTGGCAAATGGCGTGTCAAGTTCAGTTGGAATGAAGACACACGACCGCCAGTTATAGATACTGAAGGAACACTAATTACTGATACACGTTTGCCTCTTTACAGCGGTTCGACTGTCAAGCTAGCTATCTACCAGAAACCTTACATCTTGCGTGATGGTATCACTTATGGAACCAGTCTCAAACTGAAAGGTATCCAGGTAGTGTCACTGTCGTCATCAGCTGGTATTGATACCGGTGATATGAGTACAGAAGATGTAGCCGAACTGTTCGGTAACACGAAAGGTTTCAAACAGTCCGAACCTAATGTCTTGCAGAACGAACCAAGTTCCGTTGAGGATACTGACGACTTCTAATGGCATTCAGATCAGGACTAGAAGAAAAGGTAGCTGACCTTCTAGTTGATCTAGGTGTCAAATATGAATATGAATCTACCAAGGTCGATTATGTTATATCTCATATCTATACTCCTGATTTCGTACTTCCTAACGGCGTAGTACTGGAATGCAAGGGCTACTGGGATGCAGCAGATAGACGCAAAGTCAAGACAGTAAAACAACAACATCCTGAACTTGATCTTCGCATGGTGTTTCAAACTCCATACAACACGATCAGCAAGAAATCAAAGACTACATACGCTAAATACTGCGAAAAATTAAACATACCCTGGTGTTCTTTTGCAAGCATACCAATCAAATGGCTCCTCTAATGGCACACAACTATAGAAAAGAGATGCGTAGGCATAGCAATGAAGCGATAAAAGCTAGGGCTAATGCTTTGTTGAGCGATTATTGGATCACTTCGCATCTTGAGAAAATGTTTACTTATGGCGAAAAAGAGCCGGGAGTTCCATACCGAGAATACCAATGGATATGGGAAGCTTACAAATGTCTATTAAGACCAGACGGCTCTTCTAAATATGATTGGGATTTAATAAAAAGTCTGGAAAATTCTATTGCTAATGATAGAAGTATCTGAATTTATAAGACACATACCGTGTCCAGAATGTGGCTCGTCTGATGCGAACAGTATCTATTCAGACGGCCACGAACACTGTCACAAATGTGGAAGACACACATTTAGTGATTCACCCACTATTCACAATCAACAAGTGTCAAATGTACAAATCCAAGGATCAGCCGGAAGACTGCAATCAAGAGGAATTTCAGAACGTACTTGTGAACTCTTCAAAACCTACAAAGACGGTAACGGTCTCCTACGGCACTATTATTTCGACAGTAATGGCAAAGTTGTTGGGGCGAAAGTAAGGACTAAAGACAAGCAGTTCAGATGTGAAGGAGAGGTGTCATCCCTGTTCGGGATGCAGAACTTCCGTCACAAAACAACAAAGAAGTCATCAAAGCTAGTCATTACAGAAGGTGAGATGGATGCAATGTCCGTCTGGGAATCACAACCCAACTGGGATGTAGTTTCCATACCAAATGGTGCACCTGCTGCTAAAAAAGCTATTCAAAAAAACTACGAGTGGATTAACCACTACGACAAAGTAGTTATCTTCTTTGACAATGATGAAGCCGGTCAGAAGGGTGCTAAAGAAGCAGCCAGTGTGTTACCACCAGGCAAGGCTTTCATCGGCTTTCTAGAGAACTACAAGGACGCCTCAGAAGCTTTAGCAGACACTAACAGCGAAGCAATCAGAGCTGTTTGTAATTACGACCATACCCAATACCAACCTGACGGCATTGTTGATGCCAGAACACTCCTTGATCTCGTTACCACACCATCACCACCAGCGGACCATGACTACCCATTTAAAGGATTACAAGACAAATTACATGGGATCAGATACGGAGAGCTTGTCACGATTACTGCAGGCTCTGGGGTCGGAAAAAGCTCCATTCTCAGAGAAATATGTGCTGACCTTCTCAGTAAGGGAGAGCGGTGCGGTTACCTGGCGCTTGAAGAATCTAATCGAAGAACAGCACTCGGACTCATGTCTGTCGCCGCTCGAAAGTCTCTACACCTCGGAGAACAACAACGAGGCGAGCTAGTTGAGATCTTTGATAAAACTATCGCTAACTGGAACCTTCACTTGTTTGACGGGTTTGGATCTTACGATCCTGACCACATCTATAACCGAATTGAATACATGGCTGCTGGCCTTGAAACTAAGGTCATCTTCCTTGATCACTTATCAATCTTATTAAGCGGTTTAGAAGGAGATGAACGTCGAATGATTGATACAACAATGACAAAACTAAGGTCATTAGTTGAGAGAACAGGAATTGCAATGTTCCTTGTATGTCACACAACAACACCACCAAATGGACAATCACACGAAGAGGGTGGACGTGTACAACTCCGATCTCTCAGAGGCAGCAGAAGTATTGGCCAACTATC